TAATTCTTTGTTCCTTTGTATATGTTATTAATAGGTTCATCATATTCACTTAGGTCAAATCCTAACATGTATATTTCTTTGGTACCCTCTTTACATGATAGATACATGGCAGTTGCACCTGCACACCAATTTATAGGAAACTCTATATTGTTTACTTTGTCTTTTTCTTTTAACCATGTAACATACAAACCAACATTTGTATAACATTTATTCTTACAGTCTTCTTTGTCTAGATGAGGGAATTGATTCATCATTTCCTCATAATTTTTTTCTGCAGTTTCTCTTTCTTTACCTTGAACAACGCAAGATGTAATATCACCTTTGTCTGTTTCATGTATATCCATTGGTGTGTAATTCATCTTTAGAAACTCTGGGTCAAAATCTTGTAGGACTGACCAATCAGCAAAATGACATTTATTTTTTATTGCATAATCAGATTGATATATTTCTTGTTGTACACCATAATCTATTGCAACAAGATTATCCACAACGGCATCTCTGTATATTGCATTACAGCCCCATGTGATAAATCCTTCATACTTTTTAGTTATATCCCAAACTTGTCTAGATTCACCATTTCCATAAATTAAACTTTTCATACTTCTTCACCAGGCACATTCTCTAATGGTTTACAGAACATACCTATTGCCACAATAGGTGGTACCATATGTCCATTACGGCGTTCTTCTTTCATAAACCCATTCCATTGAAATTTTATTTCATCTACAATGTATTGAGCATTGGCTGCCACTTCTATACATTTCTGCTCTGTAGGATAGAAGTCTATTACCATCTCTGGCCCTAGTTCTAGTTTATCACCATATAAGTGTAAGACTGCGACTAATACATATTCAATCATAACATTAATTGTTTTAAAACAAATTTAAATTTTGTTTCATCAAATTTTAAAAAACTTTTATAATTTTCCATAAGTTTACAAACATCTTTCCATGCATAATCTTCTTCAAGTTTAACATTCCATGTATGACTAAATCCTAATATTGAATCTAATATTATCATACTTTCTAATGATACTCTTTTTCCCAAATATTCTTTTAATAATTTAGGATGCGTATTTTCAGATACCGCAATCAGTTTTGAATCTAATATAGGTTCAATCTCTGATTTAAATGTATAACTTAAACTTTGTATTTTCTTTTGCCATTGTATATAATTATCTTCATCAAACTTACCTACCCAACCTTTTGGGTGTACTAAGAAATTAGCAAGTAAGTAGTCTTGTATATCTTGTTTACTTTTATACTTACGAGTGAGTTTAACAAAGAAAACTCTATCATTCCTCTTATAGAATGAATCTCTTGATACTTTGGATTTACCATTGTATTTTACAAAGTCATAATCACTTTTATCAAAGTGTGCTTTCATCGCACAGTACATCAAATACGCATCTATTGGTTGCATTACTTAAACAGAAACATTCTCCAATTTATTTTCAGGTATATTATTGTAAATATCCTTTTTTGAGATTAGTTTTTGTTTCCTACTAGTATTCCTTATAACCCAATGATTAAGTTTTTCTATCATTTGAACAGTAGGTATCATTCCATTTTTATTATCTGTTGAATGTGGATATATATCTGCTACTGTATGCATAACCGCATAAGCTTCCATAAAAGATTTCCAATGTGGTTCTACTTTTTTATCAAAATAATGTGTGATGTTAGTCATAACTTCTAATGCTTTGGTTGAAGTTGCTTTCTCATTAGGAAAAATTTCTCTAAGAAGTTCCACATTTTTATAGACAACATCATAATCAAATTCTTTCACTAATCCAATTAAAGCCTGAGTAGATGATATTTTTTTATTATTACCTATAACTTGTCCTTTTAAATCAAATCCCATACCAACTAAAACTTTCATAGTTTCTTGATATTCTTTTTCTTTAGAACGAACACCAGATATTAGTCTATGTTCTGGTTTCATATTTGTTCTTCTATCACTATCAGTATGATGAATACGATAACCATACTCCATTGCCTCTTTTAAATTTGGACCTAAAAAGATTACTCTAGCTGGAAGATGAGTACCTTTACCAAATACTAAAATTGATTTTACTGTACAATGGTTACCTATAACTGTTACAAATTTATAACTACCATCACTCATTGGATAAACAACAACAGTAATGTTAATTGCTTGCCAGAACAAACCATTCCTTATATCTAAATGATTAATCACAGAAGTAAAGTTAATTTCATCTGTTCTGTTATGTAATGAATTACCGTAAATAGAATCATTAGGAATATATGCTTGTGTATCAAAAGCCTTTCCAAGTTTAATTTTTTCAATTAGTTTTTCATAACTAATGGCAGATGGTTTAATGCCCACTTCTTCCCAACCGTTATCTTTTTTCATCTCAGCTTGAGTAAGTGGAAATTTTTTCCTCTTTTTAAAATAGTCATCCACCAATGATGATATGTGTAATAAGTTTTTATCCTCATCATACTTTGTCATTCTTGAAAGAACATTTATTTGAGATATTTCCTTTGGAAGTGTGAGGTCACTTTTATGTTTTGATTTTAACATAATATTTTTCTCCTTACAATTTAATGTAAATTTGCCAAATCATATTTAATGGATTATCTCTAATCCAATATGATTTAACTTTGTTAAAGTTAAACTATTTATAAAGGTAATTTTGCTGCCTTAGGAAGATAATTTAAATCTCTAGCATTTGCCTCTATTTTTTCTTTTAAACTTTTTGTTAATAATTTTGCAACTGACACAGGTTCAATACCTATCTTTTCACAATATATTGATATTGCATCAAGATGTGTACATCTTTTATCAAATGCAATTTTTTCTATTTCTAGTGAAAATGTTTTAGGTGTGTGTACCGTGTTTTTATCATCTGCCATTATATAGTTTACTCCAATTTATTAAGACCATTATACAAGGTCTTAACAAAAATGTCAAGTGTTATGCACTTTTTTCATCTTGTTTTTCATACCATTTGACTGCTTCTTTATCAAAGTCATCTAGTCTTACATAACTTGATTCTCTAGGATGGCCTACCATATTGACATCAACATCTTCCTCAATGCCATCTAAGAAATTGTTTAATCCTATTCGTTCAATCATTTCACCGCATCTTTCATGTTCAAGTGCATTGTCTGCCCAGAAGTCTATTGTCTTTTCCGCAAGTTCTACTAGATATTCCCAATCTTCTTCTTTCTCTAATTTAACAAATGGTTTTATAACTGTTCCCATCAAATCTCCGATTTTCAATGTTCTCTTACCACCCATTAATATTGTTGCACCTTTGTCATCACCTGGGTGTAATGCCTTAGGAACAACATTTAAACAATGCATACATCTTACGCAAGACTTGTTATCTACATCAAGTGTATCATCATCACTAAGAGAAAGAGAATTAGTAGGACATCTAGTAATGATATTATCAATCGCATATTTTCTTCCCTTTTCTTCTAAGAAGTTTTTCCACTCCTCTTGATTTACTTTCATGTCATCACGCCATGTGCCAATGATAGACATGTCCGCCCTTTCGATTGAGTTCATACAATCGTTAGGACACCCTGAAACTTTAAATTTGAATTTGTATGGTAGAGCAGGTCTATGTACATCATCTGTAAAGTTATTCACTAATAATCTGTGTGCTTTATGTTCATTGATGTTTGACATCTCACAACGACCAGCACCCACACATGACATAGCAGTTCTTACACAAGGGCCTGCACCACCTAAATCAAATCCATAATCATTTATTTCATCAAAAAAGTGTTGAGTATTTTCTGTTGTAGAACCGATAAACATTATGTTACCTGTCTGACCATGAAAAGTCACAAGGCCTGAACCATACTTTTCCCATGAATCTGCTAACTGTCTAAGTGAATCTGTTGTGTAATAATTGCCAGCAGGTGGTTGTACCCTAAGTGTATGAAACTCTTTTGATTCTGGGAACTGATTACCAACCTCTGAGAATCTAGGTATGATACCACCACCATATCCATAAACTGATACTGTGCCACCTTTCCAATAACCTTTTCTTGTTTCATAAGAATGTTCTAACTGACCTAACAGGTCATTAGTCATTTTATTTATTCTTGGTTCAGGATGTTCATCTCTAAGTCTTTTGATACCTGATATAAATGACGGCCATGGGCCATTCTCCAACTCATCTATCATTGGTGTATCATGTCTAGTCAATTTCACATTAGACTGAAACTTTTTTATTTCTTCTTCTTTTACTGACATTTAATCATCTTTGAAAATTATGTATAGAACTAATACCAGACATAAAACTGATAAACCATAGTTTACTACACATATAGCTGGCTCTAAATCCTTGACCATCATATCTTTTTACTCCTTTAAAAAGCTGCACTTGACCCACATCCACAGGTTGATTTTGCATTTGGATTATTTATTGTAAACATAGAACCCTTTAATGGGTCGTTTACATAATCTATTGTAGCATCATTAAAATAAACACCAGACAATGGGTCTATTAATAACTTTGCACCATTTGTTTCGAATACCCAATCATCTTCTTTTTGTTCATCTAGTGTAAATCCATATTGAAAACCAGAACATCCGCCACCTTGTATAAAACAACGAACATTAAGTTTATTATCGCCTTCACTTGCCAAGATTACCTTTGCTTGATTAGCTGCACTTTCTGTCCAATTTACATTCATGATTGATACCACTCCTCTATTGTTTCTTCTAATAATGGTATGTATTCTTGTTTATCTTTAATAAACTCCTGTACTGTACCATTCTCCGTTACAACTAAAATTACTATTTGATTGATAGGTTTCCCTGTCAACTCCTCAAACATCTCAGCATATGCTGTAGTTTGAATGTAATAATTTTCGTTATAAGAATCTTTTCTTTCATTTGTAGATGTTTTAAAATCTACTATTGATAACTCTCCATTATACTCAGCTATCAAATCTGTTCTTCCTGCTACTTTGTATTTATCAGAATATAAAGTTATCTCTTGTGCAATTACCTCATTTATATTGTCAAAAGTCTTATCTTTTAATTCATTAAATAAACAATAAGGTAAGAAATCTTTTTTGTGATGTTCCATATCTTCACCATTTAGATAATCTTCACACATTTTATGAACTTTTGTTCCTCTAGTTGCAGCTTTATTGGATATATGGTTTGCAACCTTTTCACCAACTCTCTTTCTCCACTTCATTAACCCCTCTTTGTTTCGAGGTGATAATACTGTAGTGATAGAGGGATATTCATTACCCTCTGGTGTCACATAAAATCTTTTTTTGTCAACTGTTTTTGTTTTTAAAACAGGAAAATCTAATAATGCCATAATTTATATTTGGTGCCATTCTTTACTCTGAAATAATAATGCCTCTGCTTGGCGTCTTCTAATTAAACCATCTAAAGTTTTACCACCTGCTTTATTCCACCTTCTCATTTCAAAAGGAACAGATTCATAATCAGCATTATTTAATTTTTTTAACATTGTTGATTCTCTTAGATTACCTGGGCCTAAATTAAATGTCCATGCAACTAATGCATCGAATTGACTTTGGTCTAATTCAACCATTACATTGTCTTCTACATATTTTTCAAATTTTAAAATATCACCTTTTAATAATTTGTCTGCTTCTTCTTGTGTTATAGTATCAGTTTCTTTTACTCCACCAGTATGGCCATAACC